AAATCCGACGGAATCTGGAACGCGATAAAATGCTCCTGCATTCTTGCTGGCGCACGCACCCTTGCCGGGGCGCTGGTGCCGCTGGTTGGCTCAGCGCCTACAAACAACAATTTCGTCAGCGGCGACTATGACCGAGAGACGGGGTTGATTGGGAACCAATCGACCAAGTATCTGAATTCAAACCAGCCAGAGAACACGGCAAGCAGTAGCATTGACTCGTTCCATTTAGCAATCAATGCAACAATTGTCGAAGCCAGCAGCAATTTATCGTATGGCGGAGTTTATGACAGTTCAATTTCACCAATAGCAAATTCCGCAATTCTTACAAATGTGCAGTTTTCAAACAGAGGAGATGGATCGGGATCATTTACTAAATTGGCAGGGTTACATGGAACTTCACGAAACGGCAATACTATTAATTTTAGGTCAGCAGGCTCAACATATTCCATAACCAGTGCGCCAAATAACGAGTCATCTTTGCCAATTTATTTCTTCGCAAGAAACTCAAATGGAACGGCAAACCTTTTATGTAATCCCCGCATCTCATTTTACTCGATTGGCGGGACAATCGACCTCGCCGCCCTCGACTCCCGCGTGTCCACGCTTATGACCGCCCTCGCCGCAGCAATATGACACTCGCCGACCTCATAACCCAGCCCGTGAGCTACCAAAGCGCGAAAGACCTAGCCTTGGTCTTCAGTCCCGAACTCGCCGCCCAACTCACCGCCGTGCAAGCCGAGCATGGCAACCCGCGCCATGTCGCCTCGCCCGTCGATCTCACCGATGGCCGAAAAATGCTGTGCGCGGATTTGCTGACCGAAGTCGGACCTGGCGGCCTCTACTCCGGCGGTTTCGCCCATCTGCCCGCCGAGCTATTCCCCGCCGTCGAAGTCATCCCCATGTCCCAAGTCCTCCCGCTCCTGCCCCAACCCGAAGAAATTTAAACCAACCCACACCATGCTCGAACAAGTCTCAAACTCCGTAAAGTTCCTGGCTTTCTACACGGCCTCGAAACAAGGCAAAACCGGCCTGACCGTCACCATCGACATCTACGACCCCAGCGGCACCCAGATCGTGACCGGAGCCAGCGCCACCGCCCTCGGCGGCGGGTTGTATAGCTACACGCTCTCCTCGAATAACAGCAGCGAGGGCGAATATGCCGCGATTTTCAAAACCACCGACTCGACCGTGGACAGCCAGCACATTCCGAGCTTGTGGGTTCTCGGACGCGCCGGAGTCGAAAACCTCGACGCCACGACCAGCTCGCGCCTGCCGTCCTCGAGCTACACCGCCGCGCCAACCGTCTCGGCCATCCGCACGGAGCTGGACACCAACAGCACCAAGCTGGCAAACCTAGACGCCTCCGTCTCGAGCCGATTGGCAGCAGCAGACTACACCGCACCAACCGCCGCCCCAACTGCCGCCGCTGTGGCTTCCGCCGTCCGATCTGAGCTGACGGAGATCAGCAATCTTGATGCCTCGGTGTCTAGCAGACTTGCGTCAGCCTCCTACACGGCACCAGCCAACTCCGACATCTCGGCGATCAAAGCCAAAACGGACAACCTCCCTGCCTCGCCCGCAGCCGTCAGTGACATCCCCACCGCCGCGCAGATCAGCGCCGCCGTGGAAGGCTCGCTCCTCGACGAAAACGACGGCCAAACCGTCCTAAACGCCATTGTCGGTGCCATCGGCAACAGCAATGTGGACGAAGTCGCCCTCGTCGCGGCCATCCGCTCCGACCTCGAGCGCAGCGGAGGAAAACTCGACAGCATCCCCACCGACGCCGCTCCCAGCGCGGCCTCGGTTGCAAGCGCCGTGTGGAGCGCCAGCACCAAGGAAATCACCGGCGGCACCGTGGACACGCTCACGAACTCGCCCGATGTCCCGACCGAATCCGAAATCGCCGCCCAGGTCCGCACCGAGCTTTCGGTCGAACTCGGTCGGATCGACCAAGCGATCAGCACACGCCTCGCCTCGGCGGACTACACCGCGCCAAGCACCCCGCCAACCGCATCGGCCATCGCCGACGAAGTCCGCGTGGAACTGACCGCCGAACTCGCCAAGGTCTCCGCGCTCAACACCGAGCGCCTCGCGAATGTCGCGACCACGGCCATCGTCGGCAACCTCATCGCCCAGGCGAACAGCTAATGAACGGCGACCAGATAAAAACCATCAGCACCGGCCTCATCGGAAGCGCCACAAGCATCGGCGCGGCGATCTACTCCATGCTTCCGCACCTGGAAGCGTGGATGCGCCTCGCGTCCGTGGCGGTCGGCCTCGCGGTCGGCCTCGCCACATTGGTTAAAATCCTGCGCGACCTTCGCCGCTGATCCTTTGACACCCCCGCAAAGACGATGAAAGCACTCCTCTACATCCTGGACCGTCTCTCAGAAAACAGCACATGGCGCGGTTTGATTTTGGTCGGCACCGCTGTCGGCCTCAAGCTCGAGCCTGATCACCAGGAAGCGATCGTCGCCGCTGGCCTCGGGCTCGTCGGTGCGATCAATGTTTTCCGAAAAGGAAAATGACGCCCAAACAGGTCGCCGTCGTGCTCATGATCCTCGGCTGGCTTTGCCTCGCCATGGCCTTCCTCACCTCGTGCGTCGCCGTGCCAGTTCCTCCATTTGGCGACCGCGTCGGTGAAGCCGGAACGCTCCACATCCGAACCAGCATCCGCTTCGAGCCACGCCTCAGCGAAGGCGAAGCCGCCAACCGCGACCTCTGGCACGCCTTCGGAAAATTCCAAGAAACCATCCCCGCACTGAAGGACAAATAATGCTCTCCCTCCTCGCTCGGTTTTTTATGTTCCCTAAGCCCGCGCAATCCCCCGCACCCGCTCCCGAGCCGAAGCCCGCAAAGCCATCAGCCAAGCCCGCCAAAACCTACGGCGTCATCAAGCCTGAGCCAAAGTTTTACCAACAGACAAACAAGCGCACGCCCAACATTAGCGCGGGCCGCGTCATTAAGCCAACGCACATCGTGCTCCACCACTCGAGCGGAGCTTACGCCGGATCCGTATCGTGGTGCTGCGATCCCGTGAGCAAAGTTTCGTATCACTGCATTATCGCCCGGAACGGCAAGCGCACCGTGCTTGCCCTGCCTACCCAACGCACCTGGCACGCCGGGGTATCCTCATGGCAAGGCCGCAAAGACGCCAACAGCTTCGCCGTCGGTATGGCATGGGAAGGCGACACCTACACCACGCCACTCTCGGAAGACGCCCTCCTCAGCGCCGTGGAATACCTCCTCCCCATCCTCCGCGAAAACAACATCCCCCTCGCCAACATCCTCCGCCACGCCGATGTCTCCCCCGGCCGCAAAGATGATTGCTCCCCAGCAGCCCACGCCGCCCTGATCGCCGCTTTAAATAAGGTTCTCTAGGGCAACGCCGGGCAACAAGCCCGCAAGTCATTGAAAAACAAAGCCGAGAAAGCGACTTAAAATCCGTTGATCCGAAAGGGTCGTGCGGGTTCAAGTCCCGCCGCCGGCAGAGGGGGTTACAGCGATTTCAGCTAGGTTTTATGCGGGTTGGCGGGCGGTTGGCTTCAAGAATCTAGCGGCGACAAGTGGAGGCTAGTGGAAGAAAATAGTTGCGATTTCGGGCAACACGGGCAACAGATTGGGCAACACCATGAGCGCCTTTATTGTCAGTCCCTACCCACAGCGGCCTTCGACGCCGTGGAAACTCACGATCCCACAGAAAATTTTTGGGAAGCGGATCCGCCGGTTTTACCGCACCGAGGCGGAGGCTTGGGCGGCGGGGCCTGGGTTGGTTGACCAACTTCAAAAGGGCGGCACGGATTCGCTCTCGGAGGAGCAGGCGAGGGGCATGTCTATGAAGTCGGCCGTGCGGGATTACATAGCATCCAAGGCGGGCAGTTCGGAGCGGCACAGGGAGAAATTGGAAAAGATATGTGGCGAGCTTTTGGACGCATTCCCTGGCGCGGTGGCGGCGGTCACTCCCATGCAGGCGGCTCGGGTCTTTGCCAAGATCAAGGGCGCGCCGACCACGAGGGCAGGGTGGCATCGCTACGCTTCGGGGTTCTTTCGGTGGTGCGTGGACATGGAACTTATCGACCGAAATCCATTCCGCCGCGTCGTGGCGCCGGAGGCGGAGAGTAAGCGGTCACTGATATCGGCGAAGGAACTCAGGGCGATTCTGGATGCGACAATGAGCGATGCGCTTCGGGCTTGGTTTTTGCTGGGTGCCTTTGCTGGCCTGCGGTCCATCGAGGTCCATCGAATGCGGTGGGAGGATGTCGATCCCAAGACCGGCCAGATCGAGGTGCGGCGGGAGGTCTCGAAACAATCGAGCGGGTTGCCGGAGCGGATCGTGGACTTCACGGAGCCGCTGACGAGGCGGAAGACTTTCTTTCAAAAAAAATCGGGCCTAATCGTGCCGGCGAATTCGCTCCGGCTTTATCGGGAGCGGGAGGCTTTGATTGAGCGCTTGAATGAGGCAGGCTTAGTGCCGTGGGCCAAGTTACCCGAGAACGCCCTCCGGCACTCTTTCGCCACCTACCACCTCGGACGGTGCCAAGATGCAGGAAAGACGGCGCACCAGCTTGGGCATTCCTCGACGGCGCTCGTTCTTAAGACCTACGC